TGATGTGGCTATGAGGTCCTTGGTTTACACCAAGTTTGGATCTTTTCTGAACATCAACACACAGTCTAGTATTGCTGCGGATAATATCAACAAGGGTGTATTGTTGATTCCGAAAGGAGTAGCTCAGCGAGAGGTTGCAGAAAAACGAGGAGAGGTTTATCTTGATTTCGTTAATTTGTGGCGGACGGGTGAAGAGTTTTCATGGTCACGAAACAAAACGTTTGTGGCCAGGACAGGAATGAGTCTTCAGAGTGTAGATCCAACACAAACTATTACTGCTCGGGCGGTGCCGGCTGATTTAGCATATTCGATATGGTTTTGGTCTCGAGATTTGGATAAGCTGGGACAGTGCATTGAAGAATATCTTTTCTGGACTCACCAGTTTCCAAAACTGAGTATAATGCTTAATGACCTGTATCCGCTAGAATTTGATTTGCATTTTGGAGCTTCTGTAGACGAATCACCCATTGATGAAAAGTACAAGATTGGTCCGTACTTTGTTCGACACGTTACAGTCAATGTTGACGCATTGATATTCAAAATCACATCAAAAGGCGATATCTTCCGGAAGATCCTAGTCAATTGCTATGATTCACAGAACATTCTTAATACAGCAGTAGTTAACGTTGAAGATTCAAATTATGATGTAGATGTTGCTGATGCTGTTCGAATGTTTCAGGCAAAGTTGTTTGGGATTGATTTTGTGAACCTTTCGGCACAGTCGTTGGGAATTCGAAAGGATTTCACTGCTGATTTTACAAGTGGTCAAGTTTTCTTTCTTGAGAATTCTACGGGGAACAATGGCAGGTTCACCGTTGTAAGTTCTTCATATGTTGGTGGTGTAACAACGATTATTGTCAATGAGCCGCTGCTGAGTTCGGTGGCGGATGGTAATTTGTATATCCCTTAGGGAAAGAAGGAGTAAGCAATGTCGCCAGTCTATAAGAGTGTGGGCGTATATCCCCTTGAAGTAGATGTATCAAATTATGTCAACCCGCTATCTACCTCTACCGCAGCACTTGTTGGGTATTCGGTTAAGGGTTCTGTGGACGACATTGTTCTCATCACTTCGCCCCAACAGTTCCTTGCTGAGTACGGTGAGCCAGATCCGGCCTCTGGGCATTATTTTCATTATGCTGCTTTGGCTTATCTGGATCGAGGCAATCAGCTCTATTGTCTTCGTGTAGCTAACGGAGCGTTGTATGGTGGGGCAAACATTATGGCGACCACTTCTGGTCGAACTAATGCGGGCTTTACGGTGGGTCAGTCTACATCAGATTGCACCATTCCATCTGGTTACACGACAGATCTACTGTTCCAGATTATGGGAGCGAATCCTGGTGCATGGAATAACAAGGTTGGTGTTGTCATTTCCAACATTCAGACTGGTTCGGCTGAGGAAGTGACTGATCAGTATACATTCAACATTGATGTTTATTGTCAGGATGAGGATGGGAATTGGTCGAAGGTTGAGTCTTTCACTGTATCTAGAAAGCAGAAGCTAGACGGTAATGGTCGTCAACTGTATTTGGAAACCGTGATTAACGGAGCCAGCAATTACATTTTGGTTGCTGACAACGTTGCTTTGGCCGATACTGTTCTTCCTAAGTCTCAAGCAACTCGATTAGTTTTCATTGAAGGTAACGATGGTGCTGCAATTTCTTCCTCAGAGGTTATCACTGGTTGGCAAGAATTTGCTGATCCAGAAAAGGTTGTGGTGCAAATTCTTATCAATGGCGGTGAGACTGAGGTAGCTGTTCAGACCGAAATGAAAACCATCGTGGATGATCGTCGGGACTGCATTGCTATTTTGGATGTGCCTATTGATTCATTGGATTCAGTGGAAGATGCAGTTGATTGGCGAACAAGTACACAGAATTTCAACGATAACTACACGGCACTGTATATCCCGTGGGTTTTGATTCAGGACAATTACAACGACAAGCAAGTTGGTGTTCCTTGTTCTGGATATGTTGCTGCTGCTTTTGCTTACAATGATTCGATTGGAAATGTTTGGGATGCGCCGGCTGGTGAAGAGCGGGGGATGTTGAACGTTCTTGATGTCTATCCTTCGAATATGGTTTTCAACAAGGGTGATCGTGATGCGCTTGCAGATGCGCAGATAAACCCCATTCAGAAGTTCCAGGGCCGGGGCATTATGATTTACGATCAGCTCACGCAGCAGCGGAAGTCCTCGGCGCTTTCTTTTATCAATTGTCGGCGAGAGCTGATGTCAATTGAGAGTGATTGCGTCAATCTTCTGCGAGCTTTTCTGTTGGGTGCCAATGGAAATACTGAGCTGACTCGATTTAGAGTGAAGACTACATTGGAGAGTTATTTCGATGATTTGTCGGCTCGGGGTGCATTCCAAACCGAGGGTGGAGATAAGGGTTACTCGGTTGTTTGTAGTACAGACAACAATTCCGGAGCAGTGATAGACCGGGGTGAGCTACATGTCGACATCTTCGTGAAGCCGGTTCGTATCGTTCGAGTCATTCAGCTTAGGGCGATTATTACTACGACGTCAATTAGTTTTCAGGAACTTATTGCCAAGGGCATTTCATTTTAAGGAGTAGAAAAAATGGCAAATATGGGCGCTGACGCTCTAAGGGCAAATTTGACCAACCCAGCCCGCTTGTACCTCTGGGAAGTAGAGTTCCCGAATCCAGTTGGTGGTGGAGATCGAGATGCTCTGAAGGTTCGATGTCAATCTACGCAGAAGCCTGGCCGAAGTGTTGGTCGGATTCATCTGCCATACAAAGGTACGGCCGGAGTAAACTTCCCCGGTAAGGTTGCCTTTTCTCACGAATGGGCATGTACTTTCGTTGAAGGCACAGATATGCTTATCAGTCGTGCTCTTCATACTTGGCAGAATATGATGATGGATCCTCGGACGGGTCAAGGTAGTTTGGATGTATCTATTAAGGCCGATGCCTTTCTGCGTTTGAAGGATCAGGCAGATACTATTGTAGATACTACAAAGTTGGTTGGGTGTTTTCCGTTAGCCATTGATGATGTTCCTCTTTCTAATGAAGATGAGAATATCATTACGTACAATGTTACTTGGGCGTACGATTATTGGGTAACGATTTAACGGATAGGATACGAACGTGATCCAGCAAATGGGCGTTGATTTGTATGGTTTTGGTGCATCACTTATCACCAAGACCTGGATGCTTCAACGCGTTTACAACTGGCAAGTGATTATGACTGCAACGATCTCTGGACTTCCTGGTTACTGGATTTCTCAGTATTGCCAGGGAATTAAGTTCAGAGATTATGCATTCGATCAGGTTGTCAAGCTTCGTTATGGTTCGGAGCAACGCGGTTATCCTGGAGACCAGGCAATTGAACCTATCATCGTTACATTTCTTAGTCCAACAGATCAATCAGTATATAATTATTTCAAGTTTTGGAGGAAACAAGTTTTAAGTGAAGCTGGATATTACAAACCAAAGAAAGAATATGCTCATGATGTTCATGCAATTTTGTATGATGGAAATCTTGAAACCAATCGTTTTCGGCTTCGAGGTTGTTGGCCGCTTGATTTGCCAGTTCAAGATCTTTCTTACGAAGCCGATGAGGTTGTTAGATATTCTGTTACTTTGAATGTTGATAAGATTGAAGCTGGAAGTGAATTAGCAACAATCTTCAACATTGCTCGAGTGGGTAAACAAGCTCTAAGTGTTTTTAAGTAGGTAAGGAGAAAAATATGGATTTTGGTAATTTAATAAAAAATCTTTATGAGTCTGTCAGTGAAGGTGGACTTCTCGGTAAGCCGTGGTATTGGAAGAAGCTTACTGGCGGTGGTCGGGGTGCCAAAGGCACACCGTCAACCGGCCAGTGTTCAGAGCAAGATGCAGTAGATACTGCGCTTGAAATCTTTGGTGAAGGTCCTGATGCAGTTGAGTTTGGAGCAAAAGAATGGTCTCTTTCTGGTGATGCGACTTATACTTTCCGGAAAGATGATTTAATCTATGCTGGAAGTGATGTAGATGTTTTTGTAGCTTCTCCAGATAAATCAAGGTTGGATCCAGAGTTAAAGAAAGTAGGGGAGTCCAAGAAGCATAGGTTGAAGAGGTCTGTCAGTGAAGGTAGAGACGATTCCGATGTTCTTCTCGGTCAGGAACAGAAGATTGTTGCTGCATTGAAAGCACAGGGTTGTCCTCTTTCTAAAGAAGAGATCCTTGATCGTATTGGTGATCTAACTGATGATGCTGCAGAGATGCTCAATGATGCTTTCCAATCAGGTAATCAAGCTCGAATCAAGAAAGAATTAGAGTGGATTTGGAAGTCAGAGGAGCATTCTGCTCGTTCTGATACTGCAAGAACGAAGACTCTTGGGACATCAGATGATCGTCCTGCCCGTTCTGATGGTGGAAGAATGGGAACTCTTGGGACATCAAATGATTAGTAGAGAAGATACATTCCAATTTAGTAGATAGTCTTGTTGATCATTCTACTAGATTGGATTTTGTTAATCTAAATAAAGGAGAAGTAGAAATGGTTGAAGACCGTTTTCTTCCTGTGAGCCTCCCCTCCGACGGTCGGATGTACACCACACCGGTTCAAGACATTCGAATTCGATCAATGTGTGGGGCTGATGAGGTTCTATTAGCCCAGATGAATCCAATGAATGTTGAACGGAAGTTTCTTGAGCTTCTGCGTCGTGTCTTGACTGGAATCTGCCCTGAACAGGTTACTTTTGGAGATCGCTTATACTTGATGCTCTGGTTATCGATCAACTCGTATGCCGGAGAGGTTAAGATCACGAATGTTTGTTCAAATTGTCTTAAGGAGTATGAGGCAGATGTAGATCTTCGGAAGATTAACGTTATTCATCTTCCTGAGAATTTTCGATCTCCGGTTTCTCTTCAGCTTTCTGATGGTCCGGTCCAGGTCAATCTTCTGACTGTTGGTGATCTTGCTGAAGTTGAAAAGTACTCCATGGACCATGAGGATTCTACAATCTACAAATATTCGAGAACGCTTTGGGGCCCGGGTTGTGAGACTCCAGAACAGAAGCGAGCTCGGTATGAAGGGCTTTCGACCAAGGATACTGCTAAGATTCGTGCAGTTCAAGAGCAGTATTTTCATGGTCCAGATATGCAGGCACAGATACAATGCCCGCATTGCAAGGAGGAAGATACGATTGTAGTTCCCTTTCGACTTGAATTTCTTTTTCCGACAGGTCAGACCCTTAGAACGCATTTTGGAACGAGAGTTTAATTTCTGTTCACAGATGTCTGGAATCGGTCTTTCTGATTTTCGACAGCTGTCTTTACAAGAACAGACTTGGTTCATTTTTCGACTTGTTCGACAACATCAAGATCAAGAACAAGCCATGTCAAATCAGGGAATGCCCAATATACCTAATGATTCTCAATTTTTAGCGAAACGGACTTTCTGATGCGAGATTGGTTTGAACAAAAGGATGAGTTTGGGATTGGGCATAAGAATTGGACTGCACTTCGAGCCATTCAGAGCAAGCTCATTGTTCAGTATCGTCCTCTTATCACCCGTTTGCATCGTAGATTTTCTACGGGGCCGATGGGTGATACTCTGGATGAACTTGATAGCTTGGTCCGTCGTGTTCTTTCGGTCCTTCGTACTACGTTAGAATCTGAACATGCATCCAAGGGAGATCAGCAAGAAATTCTCAATTCCATTGGAAGAATTGAGCATCTTCTGAAGGTTGTTGCCAGACATGAAAAGCAAGATACTGATTTTGCTAAAGGATTACAGGGAGTAGAACAAAATCTGGGTGTGTCTCTAAAAGAATTGACGATTTCTCGTGGTTTGGCTGCTAAGGGATTTCGTGGTGCGGGACAGACTCCGCGTGGTTCCGGAATGAGACAAGTAAAGAATACGCTAAAGCGTGGATACTCTGATGTCTTAGCCGCTGCAAGTTCTGTTGCTGGTCCATTTGCTCCTTATCTTCATGCTGGTCTTAAGGGACTTTCTTCTGGTATTGGTGGTGCTTTTGGTGGATCTGAAGGTAAAGATTTTAGAGGAGATCAATCTCTTCGGGCCAACCATCCTAGAGAGCAATCTGGAGAAAGTCAAGACTTCGTAGCTTCTATGCGGCAGTTTTACAATACAGATGCGTATAAGGCTCGATGGACTCGTGAATTGCTCGATGTGTTGAAGGGCAAGGTTTCAGCAACTGAGACGACGCAGAAAAAAGGGATATTGGATACAATCAAGGATATTGGGCTAGCTGGATCTGCTTTACAGCTTCTTCCAAAACCAATTCAGGAGGTTATGAAAAGTTTGGGAGGATTTGGAACAGCGTTGATTAAGTATGCTACGATCGTGGGTGGTTTTTTGTGGTCTGCTAAAGAGGTGTATGATCTTTGGAAATTGTTGAAAGAAGATCAACAGGGTCGAGCAGCAGCAAACAAAACTGCTTTTGCTGTTGAAGATGTGATTCCAAAAGCAGATGAAGCAATCTATAATCGTGGTCCATCTCAGACAGCCCGAGAGTTGGGGTATACAAATTCTCGAGAACTTGCTCGAGCACATGCGGAACGAAAGAAACGAGCAGAGTATCAACATTCTCTTGCTGAACAAAGTACAGTCAACAAGCTTGTAAATGCTCTATCTCCTTTAGACAAGTTACCGAGTGTGTTGGGTGTATCTTTCCCAAGTATTCGGAAACGATTTTTGAAACCAGAACCGAAATTGCAACCTGTTCTTGAACGGGATATTGTTGATGAAGAGCGACAGTTGACAACGCATCGGTATCAACGGGGAACGATGCCCGCACATTGGCAACAGAGTAATCCAGAAACTTGGAATAAGGTTGTGACGAAGTTAGAAGAGATCAACAAAACCTTAAAGGAAGGGCAGAAAAAAGCTGTTGTTCCTGTCAGTGCCGGTATTGGACCCCGAAATACATACGATTCTAGTGACACGCTAACAGATCGCTTCCTTCATAGTGTCATTAGTTTAGGAGAACGATAATGCCGTTTGATGGTCTCAAGAACATGTTTAGTGCTATGTCGGGGGATATCTCCAAGGGTTCTGGTGACTTCTTAGGCGGTGCTCGGGATCTGATTTTCAGAAAGAAAACAACTCCAGATATCGTTCCAATTGCTTCTGATCGATCTGAACAGAAATTCAAAGTTCTGGGATATTCTCCAGATCAAGATCCGGCACCGATGGAATACTATGCTCGGATCACATCATATCGACGGAAATCAATCATTATTGGTTTGCTTCAGTCGTCAATTAATCTAGCTGTTGATAGTATGTGGGATCATTTTCTTCCAACAGCATATAGTGAATTCGGATGGATTGATAATCTTCTTCAGACTGCCACGGGTGTTTCTGCAGTTACTAAAGCTACAATGAGGAGAAAGTGGAAGGGGTCGACTCCAATGGAGATGACCTTAACGCTTCGATTCCAAGCGATTTCCAATGCGAAGTTAGATGTGGTTGCTCCTTGTCAAGAATTGCAAGCTCTTGCTTTGCCTAGTTCAGGAACAGCATCATCAAATCTTAGTTCATTTGAAAACGTTTGGGGATCATTGCCGTTTTTGTCTCCTCCTGGCCCATCACCATTTGTGCTCGAAGGCATTCTTAACACAAATGTAGATGCAGTGTTGAATACAAAACGAGAAGCAATTCTTTCTGGTAGTCGTACAGGAGATTTGATTTTTATCACTCTCGGAAACTTTGTGACCTTTGAGAATGTTATTGTGAAAAAGGTCATGGTTGAATACGAGCCTCGATTTGATTGTAATGGTCAACCCATTTCAGGTACAGTCAATATTCTCTTTGATACATATGAGATGATGACCACGGAGGCACTTGATCGAGCTTATTCTGCACGTGTTCTTCAGAATGATGAATCAGGATCAACATTTAAGTCAAGAGACAGGACAACTTCAAGTCAAGGTAAACGGGTGTATGGAGCTTAACAGTGAAGCGAACCGATTTCTATCATACAGCAGATGTAACGATCTCCGGAGTTGCTTATACGGAGTTGGATTTCTTGTGGAATTCGTTATCTGATTTCCAGATGAAACGTCGACCCAATTTTTATCGGGTCTCCACAATTGATATGAAGCGTCCGTATTTGATCAGTTATCGTTTCTATGGAGACGTTCGATTTTGGTGGATCATTTGCTTGGTGAATAACATCTCGAATGTATTCACTGATT